CAAGACCAATTAGAACCCATTATATGATACTTGTAGATTTAAATCAGGTGCTTATTTCAAATCTGATGGCTCAAACAAGAGGCAAGGCTGAGAACTTACCAAATAAAGAAATGGTAAGGCACATGGTTATTAATTCATTAAGAGGTTTTAATTTAAAGTTTAAATCAGAATATGGTAATAACATTGTATTGTGTGCTGATGCTGGTGAACCATGGCGTAGAGACGTTTATCCTAATTACAAACATGCTCGAAGAAAAGGCCGTGTAGACTCGACAACAGATTGGGATAACATATTCAATATAATTACTGAAATTAAACATGAGATTGCTGAAAACTTTCCTTATGTAATGATGTACATAGAAAAAGCCGAGGCAGATGATATAATCGCCACACTTGTAAAGTATACAAATGAACCTATAATGATTATCAGTGGCGACAAAGACTTTATACAATTACAAACAAAAACAAATGTAAAACAATATAGTCCTATACAAAAGAAGTTTATAGGTGAAGGTGTAAATCCTAAATTGTTTTTACATGAACAGATTATAAAAGGCGACCGTTCCGATGGCATACCTAATATATTAAGTCCCGATGACATCTTTCTAACAAACGAAAAGCAACGGCCAATCAATAAGAAAAGACTTGAAGAATGGTCAACCGTTGAAAAGATACCATTAGGAAGTGAAACCAGTAAGTATTATGAAAGAAATAAACGATTAATAGACCTTTCTTGCATACCAGAAGAGCTAGAAAGAACTATTATAAATACATATAGAGATTATAAAATACCTAGCAGGTCCAAACTGTTACCGTACTTTATGAAACACAAATTAAAATCGTTAATGGAAAACATTGGTGATTTTTAATATTCGAATATTGGAGATATAATGGAACAAGAAAAATCAAGGCACTCAAGCCTAATGAATCCAAAAAGTATGGCAGCGGCGGCTCGTACGGCCACTAATGTAAGACCTTTGGCTCATGAAATATTTACAAAAGTAAATAACGCAAAAGATAAACCTAAAAAAATAGAAGTTTTAAGAAAAAACGATAGTCAAGGTTTAAGACAGTTATGCAAAGCTGCTTTTGACCCTAACATTGTTTGGGATATACCAGAAGGAATACCGCCATTTATACAAAATGACGCACCGGAAGGAACAGAACATACCTCTTTATTAGATGAGGCAAGAAAACTTTATCTATTCATTAAAGGCGGCAGTAACATACCTAAAGTAAAAAAAGAAACTCTTTTTATACAAATGCTTGAAGCATTACACAAAGATGACGCTCAGGTATTACTTAATATAAAAGAAAAAAAATTGAATCTTACCTATAAAGGACTCACTGAAAACTGTGTAAAAGAAGCCTTTAACTGGAACGATAAGTTTTTAAGAAATTAAGGTTTTTTTAAGGCTTTTCCTAAAAAAGCCTTTAAAATCAATAACTTAAAAAAGTATTTAAAAACAATGACTTATAGAATCTAAGCTAAGTCATTGATTTTATTACACTATTTGTTTTAAAATAATCAATATAAAGCTTGAAATTATCATATTTAAATGTTACCTTTATCCTATGATAACAATGATTAGTTTTTGTTTAGTGTGTCTTATTCTTTCTACACACTTACTTTCTGTTTATTTTAACTTTTCATTGTTATCATGCAAAACTAACAACTATAAAATATGAAAAAATACTTAATATACTTTACTGTACTGGCCGTATGTGTGTACGGTTTTTTAACCTGTACAATGAACTCACTTACAAAAGCGAGTGAATATAATACTACTGTAATAGGTCATGTAATATCACAAAAAGTGACTGGCCAGCCCATTGATACATCAAAGTTATTAGAGCAAGAACTGGCAAGAGCTGCTCATATATTTGCTATTGATAGTATAAATATATTACAAAAGTATTTACCTGCCATATTAGATAAGATGGCTGCTGATTTAAGACTTGAAGCAGATAAAAATTATAAATGTAGTTTACTAAAAGATACAAAAATACAGGACGATTGTAAATAATGTATGATAAAAGTAACCAAACAAAAAGTTTTAACTGTACGAAAGAAGCTTAAACCACTTCTTTCTCTTAAAAGAAAGTATAAAACAACTTATACTGATATTAAAAAATATTTTAAAATGTTAAATCTTGGCATATTTAACAATAAACTATCTTCATTTAATCAAATAGAAATTAAGGAACTTAAATATTCAAAATGTATGGGACAAGTAATACAATTTGAGTGGAAACGAAAAGGCACCAAATTATTTAAACTTGAAATGGACAAACAATACGATACGAAAAAAGATTTTTTAGAAACTTTAGCTCACGAGATGGTACACCTATATCAATTTCTAACGAATGATACAGGCAACCATAATAAACTATTTTATAGTTTTGCACCTAAACTTAAATATATAGGGCTAAAGTTATAATCAACCAAAGGATATATAATGAATGAAGTGAAACCAAAAAAGTTTAAAGACCCTTACCTCAAACCAATTATACTAGACGCAGTTAAGAAGATTGAAGAATTTGCCTGGTTCAGAAAAAAAGGCGATAAGACGGTTTATTATGAAGGCAACTTTCAAGAAGATGTATTGAATAACTTTTCTAAAAGAGAATCAGATGAAATTTTTAGTAAGATGAGAAGATACCTGGATGACAATAGATTACTATTCTTACAGAAAAAAGTAAAGAGTGTAGATATGGGAAACATTGAGTGTTCAGTAAAACTTGATGAAATGCAAGAGCCAAAATATTTTTACGAATACATTGTAAGTAAAAGATAATGAAACGACCTTTAAGGTGGTATATTAAATATAAACTACCACGTAGATTAAAATTTCACTTTAGACAAATGTCAATTCTAATTGGTATTTGTATATTAGGTTTTTTTATAGGCACTTTTTATCCTAATTTCATATCTAAAAATTCAGTGGAAGAAAAAGCTATTGATAAGACTATAAAATGGGCTAAAGAATTAGGTTTTTCAGAACCAAAAATTGAAACATATAATGATGATATTTTTATATCAACAATGCAAAAATGTATCTCTTATTTAAATTTAGAATTACATAAAAATGAAAGAATACCTGATGAACTTATTATTGCTCAGGCCATTATTGAGAGTAATGCTGGTTTGAGTAGATTTGCTCGTGAAGGAAATAATTTATTTGGCATACGAATATGGAATAAAGATAAAGGTATGTTGCCACATGGTTATAATGAAAGTTTATCTTGGCGTGTCAAGTCTTATCCTAATAAATGTGCGAGTGTACGAGACTATATAAACATTTTAAATACAAAACAAGTTTATTCGGAGTTTAGAAAAATAAGAGATCGTCAAAATAGACTATGGGGAAAACCTGATGGCATTGAGTTAGCAAAAGGTTTAGATAGTTGGAGCACGACAAAAGACTACGAACAGCAAGTTATAAATATTATACACAAATTAAGAAAAGATGGAAAGATCATAATAAAAAGATGAACGAACTATTATTTTTTACTGGAGCATCTATTATAGTAGGTTTAAGTTATTATTTAGGTCGTGAGGCAGGTCTTAAAAGAAATTTTAAGGCAGAGGTAAAAGAGTTTATTTTGGGCATGACAGTGGCAAGAATGACAGCTGACTATTTTGAGAGATGTGCTCGAAACGAAACAAGACAATTTTTAAAATTTTTAGGTGAAAAAAATCCTAAAGAAAAATTTATTATAGTACCAAAAATACCTACACCTGAAGAATTTGATAAAATTAATCGAGACTAATGATCGAGGATAAAAAAAATTATTGGGAAAAGGAGTACAATTTTTTAATAAAACATAATTCTCTTAATAATACTAATAATTTGCCTTGGGATATAAAAAAACACGACAAAAATTTAGAAGATATTTTAAATTATTATAAAATTAAAGAAGGAAAAATTTTAGAAATAGGTTGTGGAACGGGAAATGATATAATTTTTTTATGTAAAAAAGGATTTGAAGTTATAGGTATTGATATATCAAAAACAGCTATAGATATTTGTAAAAAAAACATTCATTTTAATAATGTTAAATTTCTAGTAGGTGATATAAATTTAGATTTGCCAAATGAAAAATTTGATTTAATATATGATAGAGGTTGTTTACACGGAAATCCTGAATTAATTGAAACTATATTTTTAAAATTTAAAAAAATATTAAACGAAAAAGGTAAAGTAATAATAATATCAAGTAATTCAAATTCAGAAAAAAGTAACTATGCTAAACCACCTATTTTAGATTTAAAAAAACTAATTATAAGTTGTGAAAATTTTTTTAAAATTAAAATTATTGAAGAAATTATTTTTGAATTATCCGAGGGATATCAAAGTGTGTTAGGTTATATAATAGTACTAGAAAAGAAATAAATAAAATATGATTTTAACAATATTATTATTGATATCAGGTCTTGCTGTATCTTTTATAGGAGCTTATTATTCTATATTAGGTTTAGCAGCGTTATTTGCTGGCGCCTATTGGGCCGTTATTACAATGGGCGTAACTTTAGAAGTGGCAAAATTGGTAACCGTATCATGGTTATATCGTAATTGGAATTTAGATTTATTACCTAAAACTATTCGTGCCTATTTGTTATCGGCCGTATTGATGTTAATGTTTATTACCTCAATAGGTATATTTGGTTTTTTATCCAAGGCGCATTTAGATACAGCAGCACCAAATACTGGTAATAGATTATTAGTAAAGAATATAGAAAGACAAATAGAGTCTGAAAAGAAAGCAATTGTAGGCGCTCAAAAGATAATAGACCAACTTGACAAAGCGTTAGACAAGGTAATAGACAAAGACGCTGATAAAGGTTTAATTGAAAGACAGAAACAACAAACTGAAAGAAACCGTGCCAATAGTATCATAACAAATTCATCAAATAAAATTACACAATTATCAAATCAAAAATTAAATTACGATAAAAACCAATTAGCCATAGACAAAGAGATAGGGCCGTTTAAGTATGTAGCTGAGATATTATTTGGTGATGCTGATGATGGTAATTTAGATAAAGCTGTTAAATTTATTATTGTATGTTTAATACTTGTATTTGATCCTTTGGCCGTTTTAATGTTAGTGGCAGTGAATGTATCTTATAAAGAATATTTAAGAAATAAAGGCATTAAGAATAAAGAAGAAGAGTTAGAAAAAAAAATAGAAAGATTACAAAAGAAAAACGACATATATAAAGAAAAACAAGGTGTATTATTAAAATCTATATTTGGAGATAACGTAGATCAAAGGTCAATGTCTGAATTAAATCCAGATGAAATAAAAATAAAAGTGAATGAAATTTTAGAGATGAGAGATGAAAAAAATAATTAGTATATTGGTGTTATTATTTTTAACAAATTGTTTTGGCCCTACAATAGCAACTATAGGTGTTTTTAAAATTACGGCAAGCGACGTTTTAACAGCGCCCAGTAAAGTAGATAAATTAATGTTAAAAATGCAACAATACAATAAACAAGACAATAAAGAAGATTACGAAAATAAAAAATTACAAAAAAACATTAAAATCAATTAAATTTTAGTTGACAAATTATTAAAAACTTGATATAATAATAGTATGATAAAATTGACATCAAAAGCACATAATCTTGCCATAAAAAAAGCTGCAAAAGCATTAAATGGCGCCGAATCAGCTTGGGCCAAGAAATATTGGTTTAAAGTGTGGAAAGACTTGTGTCTAAAATATAAAAGAACTTTACAT